CGCGGTAGGACTTTCCATTCATCTAGTCGTGTCGCCATCGTTCAAACTCCTTGCGTAAGCAATCGCATAGTTCTTGTTGTGCGTTATTATAACAACTTTTCCGTGTTTGTCATATACAACGTAATTACCGCTTTTGGTTCGGTATAGCTTCAAAGCAATACACCGATGTCGTGCTGCCAGTTATTAAAACCATTGCGTCTCTTTTTGCATCCTCGCATAGAATTTCAGTTGTGAACTGCCCCAGTTGGTAGTGGGTTAAGTCGTTGTTGATAAATTGAAACCAAACAAGAAACCACATCACAAACCTACCTTGGCCCTGCCGTCTTTCAGCAAACTCAGTACCTCATCAAAGGTTCTTCCAGACATTTTTGCTAGACCTTCGATCACCACGTTAACGTTCTGGTCAAAGATATATATGATCTCTTTGTCCTTCATCTGAAGTCCTTGGCAAGTATAGCCGCGCCCCAGAACAATCCGCCCGTTCCCAAAGCAAACAGCAAGACAGCGCAAACAACAGTTACAAAGTAAAAGATTTTGTCACGTTTTGCAGACTCTGCTTCAAGCGCATCCTTGCGCCTCTTACGGGCTTTGGCCTGCTCGTGTACAACACTTTCCCACATTCCCGGGGGGCCAAAAAGTCTGCAAATCGACCTTAATTCGTCAGTAACTTCTTTGTGTTTCATCTTGGCTTGTGCAATAGCAAAGCCTTCTTCTTCAGTAGAAGTAAGCCGACCAAGAGGGCCTTTGTGCCTGCCCTTCTCCGCAATACCAATCTCTGCTTCCAGATTAGCTAATTTACCGAAAGCAGGCATGACGCTGTTCACATCCTTACCCGCTTGTACGGCGCTGCTAATACTGCTTGCTACGGTGCTAACGGCGCTTGCTAATGCTAATACTTCAATCATGTCTCTTCAAACTCCTTTGGGCAGAGTTCAAAAGCGTTTACCCGGTAAACGCGGTCATACCACAAGCCGTTCGATGCCGAACCGCAGTCGTAATAGCAGTATTTAAACAGCACGTTGCCACCGCTGTTTGTAAAGGCGTGTCCAAACCCAACAAATGCAAGAACGCACAGCATTCTACTTCTCCATTAAACGATCAATCTTCTCTTCAATCCTATCGAATTTTGACATTATTTGTCCAAGCACCGTCGAGCTATCGCTCTTGGTGACATACTCCTTCGCCATCTCTTCGCGCGTCCGGTTCAAAAGAATCTGGACGCGCTTTAACTCCTCGTGTTGGGATTTAATCCACCAACCCAAGCCGCCAAGAGTAGCCGTCAAAAAGACGTTCCACAGTGAGTCCATCTCCACGGACTAGCACTCCCAGTAGCCGCCACCCTTCGTAGCAGCCCCCATGCCGCGGACCGTGCCTCGCTTCAAAGACATCGGAATCTTAACTTCCGCAGTCTTCCCATAAGGAATGCGACCCTGCTTATCAATCTGAGCGTAAGGAACCGCCTTCGCAGATGGTCCCGCAGGAGCCCCGTTTACTTTTACTTTAGCCATTATTCTGTCCTCTCTGTTTTAACAACTCACGCTGCATCGCGCTATCAATCCGCTTGTCCGTCTGAGCCTCTTGGCTCGCAAGGCGCTGCTGAAACTGCTCGCCGCGCATCTGCTGATTCTGAGCGTCAAGCTGCAATTTCGCCTGATCGACCTGCGCATCCGCCTGCTCGGACTGAGACTTGATCTCCAGTTCCTTCTCCTTCAACTGTACCAAAGGATCAGGGCCCTGACCAGACACTTGTCCGGAAAGCTGCTTGACCTGTTGCATACCCTCCGCAACCAACTGTGCAACCATCGTCTGATACTGCAACTCCTGCTGTTCCGCAGCCACCGGACCAGCTTGCTGCATCTGAGCCATAGCCTGCTCTTCAGAGCCAATCTTAACATGCTCCATAATGTGCTTTTGCAAAGACAAAGCAATAGGAGGTAACTGACCAACCATCGGACTCGCGCCAAACACTAAGTGAGCCATGATGTGAGCCTGATGGTTCTGACCAGAAAACGCCTGCAACGGTACATTGTCCAACGCGTTGATGTTCTCTTGAGCAGGGTCCAAGGGCCGCGCTTCCTCGTCCGGAACCGCCTTCATTATTCTGTCAACATCCGTAACGCCTAACGCCTCATACATGTCACGAAAAACCTCGTGCATGTTGTGCATATCAGGAGCCTGAGTCGCTAACTGTAACTTGGTCTGCGCCAAAAGAATACGTTGAGACTGACTAAACGCATTCGGATTAGACACAGGAATAATGTCAACGCGCTCATCAAAATCAGTCGCCATAACCGTCTGATCCGCACCAGCAACGCTGTAAGGATACTCCGAAGGTAAACTCTCGCCCATAACACGAGCAAGTATCTTGAACTCCTGACGCATCGCATAATGTAAACGCTTGTGTACAGCGCTCATTACACGAGAACCCTGCTCCAACATCGCTATAGTCGTGCCAACCGCCGCGTTCTCATTGCCGTCGCCAACCTTCATGTCAGTAATCGTAGCAAACCGCTGACCAGCCTGAACAACAAAACCCAACAACTGGAATAACGTCTGATCCGGTCCCTTAAACGGTAAAGGCATCAAACTATCACGAATAGCGCCGCCCGGTGCGTCAACATCCCTAAATTCACCCGGCTGTAACGGCTCGTCGTCGTCCCTGATCCGCAGGCCGCGGGCCTTGAATCCCGCTGGGAGATTCGACAACGTACCCGCGTCAATCAACTGACGAAGAGAAGACGTAGCAGAACGAGCCAAACCACCAATCGTGTGAATCAAACCAAGACCGTAAAAACCAAAGCCCGGCAAAAACTTGTAATGTACAAAATATTGTACCTTCTTGCGTAACTCGTCGTCCTCTAAATAATTACGACGGACCGCCAACACCTGACCGTTGTCCTGAGATATCGTCACAATGTAAGGAAGCTTAATGCCCGTAGGCTCGCCCTCATCGTCAAGGTCCTCGTAACCCTCAAGGTCCAAATCAACGTGACTCTCTAACAAAGTACAGTCGTAATCAATCTGAGAAGTCTCAAAACCGCTAATCCGATCAATCTCACTCTCTACCGTGCCCAACTCCTGCTGTACCGGAGTCACAGGAATGTCCAAATAAAAACCGCCAACCTGCATCTTACGCAAATCGTTCAAACTCATCCGAACAACCTGAGTGATATTCGGACAAGAATCTAAGTCAGAAGTCTCATAAGGAACAACTAACTGCTCCGCAGGGACAAACTTACTTACAATCCGACCTAAAGCCTCGTCAAAGTAAACCTTCTTAAACGTACTTCCCGCCAACGGTAAATAAAACAACATCTGATCCATGTCAGGAGTGTAATCCTCCATGACATTAGTCAAATAATAATTCATAAATTGACGAACGCGTAACGCTTGAGCCGCCTTTTCGCGGTTCTCAACACCCATAACAGCAGTGCGAACAGGACCCGAAGACGGCAATAACTCATTAAACGCCTGCGCCTGAAACTGAGTAGCAGCCTCCGCTAACAAAGGATGAGTAACGCCACTAGCACCCCGAAACGGCTGAGTCCTGTCAGAATAAGTAAATCCTAACAACTCTAAACCGTTGGAATAAGTGTCCTCCCACTCCTGACGAGAAGCCTTGTTACTGTCAAACTCACTCGCCAAATCACTCGAAATACGAGAAAGCTCCGTGTCCGACAAATACTCGGCTAAGTTGTCGCCAAACTCGTCGCCCATGTCGTCAGAATCAAACCCGGGCTCGAAATCTACAGTAACGTCCCCGTTGTCCTCCTCAATGATCTCAACCTCATCACCAACGTCCGTGAACAACGGCTCGCTGCCAGAGTCAGGTAACTCAATCTCTAACTCCGCAAGTAAATCAGCCTCGTCCAACTGACTCGGAACGTTGCTCGTATCCATTAATCCGCCAATAGCCATAAGGCCCTCCGTCAATAATATGAAAGCACCTTAACAGAAACTTCCTCGTCTTGCCAATCATCTGTTGGCAATTGAACAAAATTACCCTGCCGATAGCGCATTAATGCTTGTGTCATGCTGTCAACCAAATCGTCATGCTCCCCATTAGGAAAAGCAGCAACCTCCTCAATTAACTCGTCAGCCCAAGGCTTGTCTGGGGCCCAAACCATGCCAGACTCTAACATAGGACTTACCGCGTGTACCCTACTAATCTTATCGTTACCCCTACTCGGAGTAAAGTTAACTACAGGTATACCCGCACTTCTAAGCTCCTGAGTCAACGGTAAACCACTCGCCTTCGCCTCAATGATAACCGTGTCAGGGTCCCAAAACTTCTCCTCCTCAAAAGCTATAGCTTTTAATTCTGGAAAATCCCAACGCCCCTTCTTACTGTCTAACAATATCAAATTAGGTCCGCCGCCGCCCTCGTTCGGATAAAACACACCCCAAGTGGTAATAGCCGAAAAGTCAGCAGTCTCGCGTTTACTAAACGCAGTGTCATA